ATAGTTTTTCATATTCTTGTAAAGGTAACGTTGATTTAATTTGATATGAATACTCTTGATAGAAATCACTATCTTGTATTCTCATTCCGGAATCAATATATTCTTGTTCGTATGTTGTTACCGTATCATCAATAGTGTACACTATAAGATCTTGTGTAGGATACCAGAATTGAGTCTTCAAAGAAGGAACAACAATATCAGTCCATCTTTGTTTAATTGAATCTGCAGCAGTTCCATCTTTGATTTGGTTTAACCATATACCAGTTGCAGCAGTTAGTGCCAATCCTTGTTTACTTAAATCATATATTGGATATCCATCCGAAGCCGTACTTCTTAACCAAGGTTCAACACCATCACTAAGACCAGCGACAGAAGTTGTAGGATCAGCTCCAAATACCATCAATGTTGCTGCGTATGCCAAGCTGCCTGTTGGAAGTAAAATATCAACAGTTGTAGAACTTAATTGTTTGTAACCACTTAAGTGAGAATTTTGTCCTGCCCAATAACCTGCAGTGCTTCCTTGATTTTCAGCTTGAATAAATCCTTCTACGATTGTGTTTCCATCTGAATCTCTTAATTGACCTTTGCCTTGTTGAAACTCTAAGGTGTCGTAATTAACTAATACTGGGTCGTACCCAACATATCCAAATCCTGAATTAACAATAGTAACTTCTTCAACCTTTCCTACAGCAAATTCTGTTGTAGCTTGCATGATTGCGTTATCACCAAATCTTTTGTAATCTTCAAAGTCATCTTGAATAATAGCAACATTGAAATCATTACCTGGTGCGTTAACTAATAAAATATCTTCGTCTGAATTAAGTCCATAATAATTAAATGGTACAACCGTTATAAATCCGGCTGATTGGTTAATATCTTGAATTACTCCAATCACATTAGAAGTAGTACCTTGTATTCTATCACCTATTGAGAAACTACCTGCGTCACCCGCATCTGAGAATAATATTTTTTGATTCTTACGATCGAGATTTTTAATTAGAGAATCTTGAGGAAGAGCAAATACATCGTTCTTATAATTTGATCCTGGGTTAAGATTCTCAAACGAATTAATTCTTCCGATTGTTAAATCTTGAATATCAAAAGCTTCATCTAATGGAGTTGATATAAGAACAGGTGATGCCGTACCTGACATTGGAGTAGTTGCTCCATAATCCGCTGCATCAAGTGTAATATTTAAATAAGGAGTGATTGGATCTGTAATAACAGAAGCAACCGAAGTATCTGTTAAACTCCCAATCTTTACATCGTTAGCGCTTCCTGTATCGGCAAACTGTAAACCGGGTGAAGTGGCATTAAGTCCTGTAAGCTGATTTTCAACATCAGAGAGATCAATTGTTAAACCTGAAGTTGCAGACGTAACGATACTTAGATCTTGCATCTCCTGACCTGCTGTCATTTTAAAACCAAGAACACTTTCGTTCTGTCCAACGACAGTACCTATATTACCAAATGCATCTGATATTGATTCTCCAATAATAAATTGCTGATCGTATCCTGTCTCTCCATTATTTAAAATAATAGATTGGTCAGAAACAATTAGTCTTGTGTTGGCTATTGTGTAACCATAACCACCATCTTTTAAATCGTATTGAACTTCTCCTGAGACATCAGTTGAAACTTTAGTAACAATTGCGGTACCTGCGTAAGCGTTCTTTTGTCTTACTTCAAATACTTCACCAACCTTTCTTCTTGTTGCCGCATTAGTATCTGTTTCATCAACTGTAAAGGATGATAGAGATCCGTTTGCTTTACCAAAACTAACAACCTCTCCATTAATATTAGTAATGATATCTTCGTACTTTTTAAATGTACCTTGAATACCATCGAGATATATGACAGGAGTTTTAACACCATTTAAAACAAAGAAGTTAACTGATCGTACTGAAGCCTTTGCTTTTGTAACCGCACCTTCGATGTTACGTGCTAATAGATCATAATATTCGTATTCCTTTCCAGTCTTGGACGTGAATAGATTATTGTTTGGAAACATTTGTAAGTATACACCTTGCTTCCATTCTGAATCAGAAATCTTTTGCATCTTGGCAGAAGGATACGTGATTTCAATATCAAACTCTTGATAGAATATAGCAAAGAATAATTCAATACCTCGAGCTGTACCTTTTGCACGATAAAGATCAAGGATATTTTTAATAATGAATTTAATAAGATCTGCTTTGAGAGGAAGATCAGCAAGAAACTTTTTCTTGAAGAGTATAATCATACTCTCTAATGTTGTATCTATATCTTTAGTTTCAAATAAACGTCTTGATTGGTATAGATGCTGATTCTCTTGAGTTTCAGACCACTTATAATAGTCCTCTACTAATTGCACAAGCTCAGGTCCATCTTCCCTATATATTGCTGGGAATTGGCGCTTAACAAAAAGCGATATGTTTTTTTCTATTTCACCCTGAGGCATTATTGTTCTCTCTTATTAATAAGCTGAGCCAGATCCTGTTGACGTCAATGTATTTGAAGTAGAGGCCGCGGCTTGCGATGCAGTTGCTCTTCCTCCAGATTCAACCAGGTCCATAACTATTTTAATATCTGTGTCTCTCAATATAAAGACTCTTCCCTGTGGGGCTTTAATATCATTTTCGATTGTCTTTGCAGTTATCTTAATTGCTGAACCATTGAACGCTTCTACTTTAAAGTTTGTTAATTTAACTTCACCTTTAACGTAATCAACTGTTCCTGCGGTAGGATTAATAATTTGTGGATTAGTAACGTCATCTGTTATTATCATAATGTTTCCGTTACCATCATCTTGTAAGAATACACAAAGTCCATCAATATCAAACGGAGATGATTTAATCGCAGGCTTATAATTCGCAAAACCGTTTGCTGCTTTATAAGCGTATGGTCTAACTAAGACACTCTCAAATCTGAATGTCGGGTTAGTGTTAAAATTAAGTGGCGGTGAATATTCAATAATAGGAACAGCATGAATTTCATTACTTAATATACCTGTATCTAATGCATCAATGATTCCTGATAGTTTAGATGATCTTAAAGTTTTATCAAAAGATTCTAAGTTGTCATCTGAATATTTTTGTATTGCTGATCGTACAAGTAATTCTAAATCAGAAGCAGATTTCTCTGTATTCTTTTTACTGTAATTTACACTTACTTCCATATCAGCATAAACGAATTCAGTTTGTTTAAAGATTGGTTCAATACCTAATGGAGCTCTTTCTTTTAAATAAGCAATATATGAATTAGATAATGTTGAGGATATGATTCTTGTATTGTCATTTAGAAATACTGAAATCGCAACTCGACCAAATTGAGGTGGATCTAATTGTTCACCACCGTAAGCAGAGACCGCTGTAATTTCAGGGAATGCTTGTTGTAATAATATTTCGTAATCTTTTGTTGTGACTGCTCGTTCTTGAACTTGTAATGCCTTAGGAGCAAAGTAACGAATGCTTTCCATTGATTCACGTTCTTGTCCACCTGTTGCCGCAGCAACGACAGTAGCAGAGACGGTTCCGTTTTCACCAATAAATGTTTGACCAAAAGTATCTGCTCCATTTGGTTCTTCTCCTGAACAGATTCTATAACGTACTCTTACATCTTCAAACTCTTGAGGTTGTAAACCAAATTGATTCTTACCAAAGTAAATAGAATACTTTTCATCAAGATAAGGTTCAAGATAGAATACTTTATCTAATGGTTTAACACCATAAATTGTATTGGCTCTTTGGAATACGTTTGCATCGTCAGTTGCTTCTGCATCAACAAATACAACAATTGAATTTGTGTCTACTTCATTGTTTGTAAGGTATACTCTAAGTACACCATCCGCATCAACAATAAATCCTTCTCTTTGGAAACTTGTTAACATTTCTCCTTCAAACATTTCTACATCTTGTACTTCAAATACACCAGGAGCTGTTCTTCTTGCTGTATATGATTGTTCTGTTACAAAGTTATATGATTCACCTTGATAATTAGCAGATAAAGCAAAGTACTGAGGAATTGAGATTGTTGAATCTTGCGTGACTGTATCTTCAATTCTTAAATTAACAATTGCTTTAGAAGATTTACGTGAACGAGGAATATAGTTTAATTCTTTAGCATGAGAAACGATAGAGTTCTTAAGGACGGCAGAGTCAAGAAACATTTCGTTGAGAGCCATGTTCGTATAGAAGTTATTATTGTAACTATTAAAAGCAAGTACATCAAGTAAAGCAGACAGGTTAGAACCTTCAAAGTTGTAGTCCTTGAATTGTGTTTGCGTTTGAAGATATACCTTAAACTGATCTTTGATTCTTTCGAAATCTAATTCAGTAATTGGTGTTTTTGGATTTGCCATCTCTATCTATTCCTTTTTAATATAACATCTAATGAAATTGGTTGTTGCTCGTTACGAACATAAAAAGTAATTTTAACATTAACGATTCCTGCGTCGAGATCTCCCGAAACAAATACGTCAATTAAACTTGCTCTTGGTTCGTAAGTCGTAATTGTAGATGTTACTCTGTCTTTAATTAGTTTGAGCGTTCCTGGTGTTAGATTCTCAAAAAGCATATCACGAATATTGCCACCTAAGTATGGTTGCATTGGTCGTTCACCACGATCGGTTAATATAAGATTTTTAATTGCGTCTTTAACTGCTGTCTCATCTTTTTGTAATGCAATATCTTTTGACACAGGACTAATACGAAGATCCTTATGGAAGTCCGTATAAAGATTTACCTTTTTCTTTTTAGGCGATAAGTACTCTGCTATTGACATTTATAATATTTCTCTTAAATCTAAATGAATGAAATCATCGTATTCTTTAACGTATTTAAATCCTGTAGTAAACGCGTCTTCTAAAAACTTTGGAACGTCAGCCATATCCTTTTTAATATCAACTACCATTCCACTTAAATGGGAATTGTCTTCTGCCCATTTTTGTTCTGTGTTATAAGCTTTACTTACCCAACCATTTGTTATGATAAGTTTACTGCCTGTTAATAACTTTAATCTTTTAAGATATACTTTAACATCAAGATCGACTCTTGTATATCCATATATTCCAACACCTTCTTTTGCATCAAAGTGGTTAATACTTCCACTTGGACCCAAACCTATATCTGAGTCTGCGCCTGCGAATACATTACCACACCTTGGCAGATCTCTATAATCCGCAGCAGTAATAGGGGCGATGTTTTTTGGTGGCTCACCTGTGTTAGTTATTGCATCTCCACCAGCCAAAGTCCATCTACCTTCTAATCTATTTATTACCTCTTTCCTAGTTGTTGGAGAATACCGTATAGCTCCTGCTTTGATTGCCGAAGATTCGTTGATCCTTGAAATCGTTTTAAGCCTGTTTACGATGGTTGTATATCGGTTGGTATAATCGCTCAACGGTTTATTAATGTCCCTTATTAAAGCCTCTACATTCGCTGCAAGTGCACAAACACGAGCAATAAGGAACTGAATCTCTTCGATACCAGGACTCTCGAATAAACTTTTTGCGTAATCAATCAGCCCACCAACTTTATCTGTAATACCTTTCTTATTCTCTTCGGTAAAGAACGCACAGGTCTGTTCTCGTACTGTCATAATACCTTTTACAACTTTAGCATCTACAAATGTTTCAAAGCCTTCTGTAATAGCAGCAGGATCGAAATTATCAACCATATCTTGTACTTCTGCAAAGACTTGGTTAATTACGGCTTTAACCTTTTTCTTAATTTCTTTAATTAGTTTATCAATGATTTCTTGAACAGTAAGATCTTTAATTCCATCGTATCCTCTACTGATCTTATCAGCAATTGCTAAAGCATCTGTAATTAGACCATCTACAACTCCAATTAAATCAAAGAACGCATCAATAGAAGAAAAGATAGAATCAAACCTATCGCAGAATCCACCTAATAAACTTGTACTGAAATCGTTTTTATAATAAGAATCTAAATTCCTTGCCAATCTCTGATAATCATTTTCATTCATTAAACCTTGAGGAGTATAATTATATCTCTGAATAAAGTCAGCAGTTTCAAGTTGAGAAATATTTCCTCGGTCCCATCTTCCTTGAAGGTCAGGGTAACCACCAAGATCTCCTATACTCTGACGAAGCAATCCATTTAAGTAATTATTTGATAAACCTAAATCATCTCCGTATAAACTTGTTGCTTTTGTTAATGGGTTTAATTCTGCATCATTAGCAATACTATCCGCAACTTGTTGAGTTACTGCATCAATTTGAGAAAGAGTATATCTTCCTTTTAGATCTGTAACGTTTACAGGTTTTAACGATAACTTATTTAGTGTAACTTGATCATTAGGATCTATACATACGCCTGCCATTTTACACGCCTCCTATATCAGAGTTAGTTGCAGAATCATCAAGTGGTGCAAGAACGCCTGATGCATGACCCATTGCGAAATAACCTTTAGGAATAATAGAAGTTGACTTCCCAGGAGGTTCAGGCATTTTAGATAATGTCATACCCCATGCTCCAAGATCAATTGGAACAAAGTCGGCAACAATAGCAAGGAATGCAGATGCAGGATTTAATACCTTAGCGAGAAACTCTGGGCTATTACCTGTAGGATACGCCCAACCTGAAGTAATCCCAGGTAACGGTGCAACTACTGGTGCAGATTGTGCAGGAGGTAATAATGCAGGTACACTTGGTATTGATACACTTACAACTGGTGGACGATAAGCTCCGTTATATGCAGCACCTGTTGCCGTCATAAGTGGTGCACCCAAAGTAGTAAAGTCACCAGATGTTGCTGCTACCGTCGTTGCGATAACTGATGGTGAATTCACAACACTGCTTGAAGTAATAATACCGGAGTTAATAGCAGTTGTATTAAACACTCCTGTATGAGAAGTTGATACTGAAGCAATATTCATTAACGGTGTTGTTAAACTCCATCCTGGTGTAGGAACAGAAGTCCCTGTAAGCAGTGTTGGTGGGATTAACCCAGAAGCCGTATTGATTATATTTGATCCAAATAAATGTATGTCTCCAGGAGTAGATAACTTTATAGCCTTGGTTGAGAATACATCGTAAGTGTTTAGTGCAGTATTTTTAATATTCTTGGCAACGAAGTTTAATTGATTAACAGATTCAAACTGTATTTCCTTTTTACCAAATACAGTCATAATACCTGCATTGGCTTCTAACTTAACATCACCACCACGAAGCTGAACTTGTTCACCACCGTTTAGATTCATTTGTCCACCAACACCAAACTCGGCATTGCCATGAACAAGCATTCGATAGTCACCTTCTATTTCTTCGGTCTTATCACCTTTTACATAAACATGCGCATTACCATTAATCGTAACAACACTATGACCTGACGATTCATGTTTCGTTCCGATATTAACTTCATAACGATCTGCTTCAGCTCTTTCAGTAACAGATCCTTTTGCATCTATTTGAATATAAGAACCACTATTGTGATGAATCATAATTCTCTCTGCCCCTGGAGAATCATCAATCTCAATACTATGTCTTCCTGTTTTAATTACTTTATTGAATGGATATTTGGCAGCATATGCTGGTGATGGCTCTGACCATGTTTCATCTGTATTCGCAATCTTTTGATCGTGTACTCTATTTGCTGCCATTGCTAACAAATAAGTTTCTAATAATCTTTCACCTGTTGCTAATTTATCAGGACCGCCACCTGTGTTAAATTGTCGAGGTGCAAAATCACCACCTAATAGATCACCATCCTTTTCTGCTATCACTCCATAACCATCTTTTATGGGATCCATCTCTTCGTTATATTTACCTGGGATTAATCCAAGTATTAATGGATGCTGTGCCATTCTTCCATCGAGGAACATTCCATAAACAAAAGCATTTAAAGGTGGGGGTGGATTGTTTGGATCGTAACTACCTGAAGCACAAATTGCCCAAGGCAAATCTTTTGTAGAAATATCAGAGTGTGTACCATGAATACCAAACGCACGAACTTGTATCTTTCCTTCAAAAGATTTATCTACGTTATTTTCCACAACTCCTATAAAGAAATGTGGTTGTCCTATTCCTGAACCATCTGCTGTGTTCATCTGCCTGTTTCCCAATCAAATTTAATCATTGCCAATTCTGTTTCTAAATTAGTACCGTCTATATTATGTGAAGTTGCATATATTAAATAGTAACCGCTTAATCTTTTATTCTGTTCGCCTTCTAAAGTAGCATTAGGTTCTAATACTGTTAAATCAACTACCTCACCTGGCTTTAAATCTAACCTACCGCGAATCACAGCATTACACATGTTTTCATTTAAATGATAATGATAAGCTCTTCTGTTTTGAATAATCTCAGTCATATGTTGTTCACCGCGAGGTATTTGCCCAGGTTTCTGTTCGAAGCCTGCAGCTGACCAATCTCTATACACAACACTTTGCGGTGCATTAGATTCAGTGAACGTATCTTTAATAAAACTTTCAGTATGTTTTAAACCTACAACACCACCGACTTTACCTTGCATTCCTTTATACTTACTTTTCTTTTTAACATAGTCGTAATGGAAATCTCTTTTCTTTTTTGTTGTGAAATCAATTTCCATCACTGAATTTTTATACGCACCGTTTGTTAAATCTTTTAATGTATTAACATGATTGGAAGTAGTGAACTCAGATAATGTTTCTATAATAACAGGACCTGCTAATGGATTACGATCAACGATAGGAGAATACTTTAATGATTTTCTTTCGGCATTATTTGCTTCTGCTAATAACCATTCATCAGTTACCCAGTTATAACCATCAACTGTTTCAAAGAAACGAAACGTAGATGATTTAGATTTATTCGTAAACGCCTTGGCACAAAGAAATTTCATTGCTTGTATTGGATTATAGTCAGGAATAATAACTCTCATTTCTCCATCAGAGTCTTCTACATTAAACGTTCTATTCTTTCCAAGGTTTTTCTTAAAGTATGTTTTAAATAATTGCTTTGCACAATAAGAAGCGGACTTGGAACGGAAAGCAGTAATAACATTCTTTGTCATTGCTTGCCAAGAAGACCTTGTTACAAAGTGTAATGTATAAGCGTACTGATCGCCTGATTCTTTTTGTATTGAAACATTACTTATTTCTATTATCTGTAAATCTAAATTAAGTTCAGTTTGTAGGTCGTGTGATTTAAGTCTAAGTTTTAAATTTTCTTCTGCTCTAATAGGCAATGTTGTTAATAAACCAACACCATCTAAAACATCAATAGAACCGGTAATTGTTCCGTTGGCCATTGACTGCTGTAAATCAAACCTACCAATAAGACCAGTAATAATTTCAGACTCTCTATCGGCAGTAATAATCTCTGCAGATTCAATCGTACAATATCCTGGGTTAAAAGTCTCTTCCATTATTCGCTTACGCTATCTCGTAATTCTCGAGTTATTTGTCCCAAGTAGACATCGTCGAATAAAAAGATTTCTTTTTTATTGTCATTAAGTTGTGTTTCATATTCGAAGATACGATAAGGAATCCAATCGTCAGGAATGATTCTTTTCACAATAATCTTTTGTCCACGTTCAGTACGCAGAATGACACGGTCCTCTCTACGAAGATAAATTGTTCGGAATGATTCCGGTGCTAAAATAATATCATTTACTGCCATGTGCTATCCCTAAACCTTTTTGATATAATATAATATGTTTTCATCAATACTTTCATTCTTAGTCCAATCAATAACATCTTCACCAATTTTACCAGACTCTGCGGTATATTTATCTACCAAGTAATCATTAAATGTTTGAGCATCCATTGGCCATTCATAATAAGGATCTATGATATTGTTTGCCATATACACTAACCAAATATAATCAACTGAACCGTAATAATCTAAAGCAACATCTTCTGCTCGTTCGCCATCTTTAACGGTATATGAATAATATAAGTATGGGTTATTAGAAACGGCCCTCATAAAAGAAGCACGCCGAGAAATGTCTCTTACCTTTCTTCCTTCATATCTGATTACTGGGAAGTCTTGAAAATACTTATAAGACACTTTATCCTCCTGCGTTATTTGCTGATGGGGTTGGGGTTACTGTATTGTTTGCGGTTGCTTCTACCACCTTCGGTATTTGAACATCTAATGCAGGAAGCCCAGCCATACCATAATCTTCTGCGGTTTGTATCTCGAGTTCCATAAACGTCATTGAAATATTAATACCCATAGGTACACCACCTTGAGCAATTGTTGGTGAACTTCCGTTGTCTGCATAGTTAATATCTATACCTTTACACATACAAGCTTTAAATCTCGGATAGTGCGATTCGTCAACTCCTAAAAGATTAATCATTACAACTGAAGGATACTTTAAATACGCTCTTGCTAATCCACCACTAGTTACATCACGCAATCCTTCAGCGCCTTCTCCTGACGGTGCGAGAGGTTGTACTTGTGGTAATATTTTGCTTTTAACTTTATTTACAATATTTTTAATATCATCAGCTTCTTGTTTGTTGGCTGGATATACTGACCATGAGAAAGAAAAGTTTCTTAAATCAACTCCGCTGAAATGTAAAGTAGTAAGTGGATTTTGTACTGAACCTAAAGCTGCACCAATTGATTTTTCTCCAAGTCCTAATCCACCAAGAACACTTGTTCCTAATGTACCAATTAATCTTTTAAACATTCCACTTGATTCACCATCCATGGCATCGCCGCTCAGGAGTCCTTGAGTTCCACTAGCAATTGCGTTGCCTAGTTTCTTTGCTGCAGCAACAGGGTCGTCTGCCGCGGCCACTGCTTGTCCTGTAAGGAACTCTTCAATGAATCCACGTTCAAAAGAATTGATCTGAACTCCTGTGGAATCTGTTAGTGTATTTGGAAACGGTAATTCTAATGTAAAGGTACCATTTTCTTTAGCTCTTCTTTGTGCCGCGGTTCCCCATTTCGTTCCACCCCCACCTGTTAAGTTACCAACGGGTGGTTTAGAAATAAACTCGGAATAATTATAGTCTTTGAATATAAACTGGATTCCGTGTGGGAACTGTCCACTTGGCCATTGAAGTCGGTCTATACCGCCTCTATCTCCCATTCTAGTTTTAAAGTCAGGTCTTGCCATGAATTTTCCTCAATTCGTTCCGACGAATCGTAATAAATATGTATATAGTTAATTTATTATTTATAACAGTAATCGGAAGTATATCATGGCATATAAGGGTAGATTTAGACCAAAAGATCCCAATAAGTATAAAGGTGACCCTACAAAAATTATTTATAGGTCTTTGTGGGAGTTTAAAGTATTTAAATGGATGGATTCTCACCCAGATGTAATATGGTGGCAATCAGAAGAAGTAATTGTTCCATATAGGTCTCCGATAGACGGTAGAGTACATAGATACTTTCCTGATGTAATAGTACACAAGAGAGATAACTTAGGTAATCCTCAAACTATTATGATTGAAATCAAACCAAGCGCTCAATGTAGACCGCCTGATATAAAGAATAAGAATAAAACAAAGACAGGCAGAGTTTCAAGAAGGTATTTAAATGAAGTTAAAACATGGGGAGTTAACGAAGCAAAATGGAAAGCAGCAAAGAACTTTTGCGCTGACCGAGGATGGCATTTTACAATTATGACAGAACATCATATTCCAGGAGCACGATAAGTGGCAACTTTATTTTCAGATATATTAGCAAAGGGTATACGACAAGGGCAAATGCCTGCTCGTTCTCAGGCTGCACGAGAATGGTATCGTAACCAAGCTACACTTAAAGCAGGTAAAGAAATAACTGCTGAAGCTATATTAAGTACCAAAGATAAAGGAAGAGCAAAAGGAGAGTTACGTGGTGATCAAGTATATGGTTCAATGTACTTTTTTGAATACGATCCTAAACATAAAGCAACATTACCATATTACGACAGGTTCCCACTCATATTTCCCATAAATAAGGTAAAGGGTGGTATACTTGGAATGAATATGCATTACTTGCCACCGAAGATGAGAGCACAGTTAATGGATGCATTATATACAGTAGCTTCAGATAAGTCGTACGATGAGAATACCGTATTAAATATAAACTATAAATTGTTACAGAGTGCTTCAAATTTTCGGTTCTTTAAGCCTACAGTTAAAATGTATTTGGCTAAACAAGTTAGGTCAAAGTTTATAAAGATTGCCGCGTCCGAATGGGACACTGCATTATTTTTACCAGTACAATCATTTCAGAAACAAAGTCAGGGTACTGTGTGGGCGGATTCAAGAAGGATTGCTAGGAGTTAAGAATGGCATTTAATATTAGTAGATTTAAGTCAACGTTTGAAGGTCTTGGTGGCCCGGCCAAGGCGAATCTTTTTGAAGTCATGATGACTAATCCTAAATGGATGAATACCGCAACGGAAGCAGATAAAGGTAAATTTGACGCAAGAACGTTTACGATGTTTTGTAGTGCAATTACTTTTCCTGGTGTTGCTATTAATACAACAAACTACGATTACGTTGGTCAGCTATCAAAAATTATTCCGAGCGCAATTACTACACCTGGTCCAATTACAGCAACATTCATTTGCGATTCAGATCATCATACATTAAGATTCTTTCATTATTGGATTCGGCACGTTTTAAATTATAGTTCTGCAGGTGGTATTCATAGTGAATGGAAAGAAAAGCTTCCACACGAAGTTGGATTTAGAGATGATTATGTTTGTGATTTAGAAATCAAACATTTTTCTACAGACAGTAACCCAAGGTCTTATTACTCTGCGGTATTACAAAAAGCATATCCAATTAATGTGGGTGGAGTTGAAATGGCTTGGGATGGAACAGATACGTTCTTAACAATACAAGTACAATTTGCGTTTGACGATTACGAATACTCTGCAGATAAAGCAGGACATACAGGATCACGTTCAACAAGAGGCGCAGGTTTACTTGATCTTCTTGGAGATGTAGCAGGGTTTGCTGATACTGTAAGAG